GACCTGCGCTCAATCTGCAGGCAGGAGGGGATGCCCTCGATCGTCCTGGTATTGCGATGGTTGAGGGAAGAACCGGCTTTTGTGACGCAGTACGTGCATGCGCGCGAGGCCCAGGCCGACGCCCTTGCCGAGGAGATCCTCGAGATCGCCGACAACGCGTCGAACGACTGGATGGAGCGCGAGGATCCCGAGAACCCGGGGTTCAGCCTCAACGGCGAACACATCCAGCGCTCCAAGCTGCGTGTCGACGCCCGCAAGTGGTGGGCGTCCAAGGTGGCGCCGAAGAAATACGGCGACAAGGTCGAGCAAACGCTCAAGGGCGAGGTTGCGGTTCGCAACGTCCGCATAGCCGTCGAGGCGGCTCAGTGGGCGCCACGAAGCCCCGACGATGCTTCGGGACGATGAGACTGTCGTCAGGCTGAGGGTTCCGCCCAAGCTGCTGCCGCTGTTCAAGCCGGCGCGGTACAAGGCGGCCTTCGGCGGTCGAGGCAGCGCAAAGTCTCACACGTTCGCCGAGATGCTCATTGCCCGGGCATTCGAGGCCAAGATCCGCGCGGTGTGCATCCGCGAGGTGCAGTCCACGATCAAGGACTCGGTCAAGCAGCTGCTCGAGGACAAGATCATCAAATTCGGGTGGCAGGACGCCTTCGACGTCGTCCGAGACGAGATCCGGTGCATCGAGACCGGCTCGACCATCATCTTCCGCGGCATGCAGTCGTTCAACGCGGAGAACATCAAGTCCCTCGAGGATTACAACATCGCCTTCGTTGAGGAGGCCCAGGTTCTCAGCGATCGATCGCTTCGCCTGCTGCGGCCGACCATCCGCGCCGAAGGATCCGAGATCTGGTTCGCCTGGAACCCGCGTTTCGACAGCGACCCGGTTGATGCGTTCTTTCGGAAGGTTCCGCCCAAGGATGCGATCATCATTGAGGTGAACCACTACGACAACCCGTATTTCCCGGCCGTCCTGGTCGAGGAAATGAAGGGTGACTATGAGCGCGACCCCGAGATGGCGGAACACGTCTGGGGCGGCGGTTACGAGATCATCAGCGAGGCGGCCTACTACGCCAGGCTGATCGCCAAACTGGAGAAGGCCGGCCACGTCGGCGACTTCCCGCACGACCCCAGCCTGAAGGTCTACACAAGCTGGGACATCGGGGTCGACGACTACACCGCGATCTGGTTCTTCCAGATTCGGCGCGACGGCATGGTCAACGTCATCGACTATTTCGAGGCATCTGGCCTCGGCGCCCAGGAGTGCGTCCAGCAGGCCCTGCCGGAACACCTCGACAACGAGCGCGAGAGCATATCCATGCTGGCCGAGATCGGTCGGTGGCGCGCCTGGTCGTACAGCGGGCACTTCCTGCCGCACGACGTCAGGAACCGCGAGTGGGGCGCCGGGGCGAAGTCCCGCGTCGAGACGCTGATGGAATTGGGCCTGCGCAATGTCCGCAAGGGCGCCGCGACAGATCCAGCCGATCGCGTGAACGCCACGCGCGAGCTGCTCCCGGTGTGCTTCTTCAACCAGACGCCCAGGGTGATGCTCGGGCTGTCCCGGTTGCGCCGCTACTCAAGGAAGATGAACAACCAGCTGGGCACCTATCTCGGCCCGCTGCACGACGACAATTCGCACGGCGCCGACGCCTTCGGCGAGTTTGCAATCAATGCAGGCATCCGCGCCGCGCCGCCGGCAGACGACACGAAAAAGCAGCCGACCGGCACGGTCCTCCTCGAGGGCGCCCCGAAACCCCGCAGCAAAACGAAGATCAGATTATGAGCGCTGTTGACGATCTCGAATCCGACGCGGACGGCGCTGCCGATCAGAAGCGTCAGGAGCCCGACAAGAGCCTGAAGGAGGGCTCTCTGTGGGATTCGTACCTGCACGACTATGAAAAGGCCTTCAACGGCTGGAACGAGAAGATCGACCGCATCGAGAAGCTGTACGCCGATGAGGCGATGCTGAAGCGGGACAACAACGAAAGCGAGATGAAGGTCTTCTGGGCCAATATGGAGGTGCTGAACCCTTCGGTGTTCTCGCGCCAGCCGGTGCCGGTGGTCGCGGCCAAGTTCAAGAGCCGCAAGCCCATCGTCCAGAAGGCATCCGAAGTCCTTGAGCGCTGCCTGGCGTCGTCCTTCGAAGCTGACGACATCCAGGGCACCATGAAGCTGGTGCGTAACGACTTCACACTTTCCGCTCGCGGCGTGCCGTGGGTGCGGATGGAAGTCGAGGGCGACTACGAGTGTGTGAAGATCGAACACCTCTCCCGGCGCGACTTCGCGCACGGGCCAGCCCGCAAGTGGAAAGAGGTACCCTGGGCTGCGCGCCGCGCCTTCCTGACAAAGAAGGAAATGCGCGAGCGCTTTGAACAGTTCAGCGGGAGCCTGTACCTTGAGGCCCAGTACACGACGAAGGGCACGGGCGAAAAAGAGGACGAAGATAAGTCCGTCGAGAAGAAGGCGGTCGTCTGGGAGTTCTGGCACAAGGTGCTGGGCGTCGTCTGCTGGCACTCGCCGGGGCTGAAGCAGGTTCTCGACATCACAAACGAGCCGCCGCTCAACCTGAAGGGCTTCTTCCCGTGCCCCAGGCCCGCCTACGGCACGCTGGTGCCTGGCACGCTGAAGCCGATCCCAGACATGGCCTACTATGCGGACCAGCTGGAGGAGATCAACAGCCTGACGAACAGGATCTCGGCGCTGTCCGAGATCGTGAAGCTGCGCGGCTTCTATTCCGCCGGCAACGACGAACTGAAGACGGCGATCGAGAGCGCAATCGCGCGCACGGATCCCAATGCCGTCCTGATCCCGATCTCCAACGTCGGCCACCTGGGTGGCGGGCTTGCCGAGGCGCTGGTCTGGATGCCTCTCGATCAGATCATCAACGCCCTGCAGGCGCTCGTCCTGATGCGAAAGCAGCTGATCGAGGACGTCTATCAGATCACCGGCCTGTCGGACATCATGCGCGGCGCCACGGATCCGAACGAGACGCTCGGCGCGCAGCAGCTGAAGACCCAGTACGGGTCGATCCGCGTCCGCGAAAAGCAGGAGGAACTGGTTCGCGTGGCTCGCGACCTGGCTCGCATCACTGGCGAGATCATCAGCGAGCAGTTCAGCATTCAGACCATCAAGGCCATGGCGCAGTACGACGAGGCGCCCCTGCAGGCCGAGATCGAGCAGCAGCTGGGCCAGATCCGCGAGCAGGTAGCGAAGCTGCAGACCGATCCGCAGATGATGCAGGCCGCGCAGGCGAACCCGCAGCAGGCGCAGCAGATCATGGGCCAGGTCAATCAGGCCGTGCAGAAGCTGCAGTCGACCATCACGCTCGACGCCATCGTGCAGCTGCTGAAAGACGAGAACATCCGGCCGTTCGTCCTCGACATCGAGACGGATTCGACCATCATGCCCGACGAGAACGCCGCCAAGCAGCGCGCGACCGAGTTCCTCGGGGCTCTCGGCACCGCACTGGCGCAGCTGATCCCGATGGTTCAAGGCCAGCCCGAGAGCGCTGAGTTTGCCGGTGAGGTGATCAAGTTCGCCGTGTCGCCGTTCCGCGCCGGCCGCAGCCTCGACCAGGCAATCGATGACTTCGTTGAGAAAATGAAGCAGACGGCCGCGCAGCCACGTCCGAACCCGGAGCAGGAGAAACTCCAGGCCGAAATGAAGACCAAGGAAGCCGAGGCCGCCGCCAAGGCGCAGGAGCGCGAGCAGCAGGCAAAATTGGCCGAGCAGAAGCACAACCAGGAAATGCAGAAGACAAAGGCCGCGCACGACGCCGCAATGGCTAAAATCGAAGCGGAAATGGCTCGAGACGCCCAGCGCCACAACCTCGAAATGGAGCGCCTCACCATAGAGCGTGATGCCGCCAAGGAATCTGCGGACATCCAGCGCGACCAGGCGATCGAGAAGCACAGCCGAGAGGTCGAGTTGTTCGACCGTCGAGAAGGCGAGCGCCTCAGCGAACGCGAAACAAGATCTGCTGAGCCGGCCGAAAGCCCAAAGGCTGAGCGGTCAGAAACGTCTGAAAAAATGCTCGAGATGGTTATGCAGAACCAGGCCGCGATTGCGCAGGCAGTCGGCTCGCTCGGCCGCTCCCGAAAGATCATCAAGGACCGCAACGGCGACATATTGGGGATTGAATAATGCCAAAAAGCACGATTACCTGCAACCGCATCCTGGCGCTGATCTTCAACGCTACGGCATGGGCAGACATTGCGGAGAACGACACTTCCGCGCCGCTGACCAACCTGTACCTGTCGCTGCACACCGCCGATCCGGGTGTGGGCAACAGCCAGTTGACCAACGAGACGTCCTACACGAACTATGCCCGCCTCGCGGTTGCCCGCACAACGTCGGGATGGGATGTCCCGGCATCTGGCCTGACACAGAACGCGGCATTGGCCCAGTTTGCCCAATGCGGCGTCACCGGAGCGACCATCACGCACGTCGCGGTCGGCACGGCATCGTCTGGCGCTGGAACCGTGCTTTATGCTGGCGCGCTCGATGCTTCCCTGGCCGTGGCCAACGGCATCCAGCCACAGTTTGCAGCAGGCGCCCTGAATGTGACGGAGACTTGATCGTGAAATACACCTGCAAGGAATGCGGCAAGGTGGTCAGCGTCGAGAACGGCAACATCAAGCGCGATTGCGCTTGTGACAACGGTATCATCGCGCACATGACCGCCACCGTTCGCGGCGAATCCAAGATGGCATCCGGAGCCCGCAGGTAGTGGCTGGCTTCAGGAACCTCAAGGAATACGTCGAGGCCGAAGACAACGGCCAGTATCACGTCGCGTTATTCCGCAAGGCGAACCCTGGGACCACCGTAAACCAGAGCAAATGGTTGGATTTGATTTATTCGGGCGGCTCGCCAACGGCGCACTTCTACGCATCCTCGCCTCTTGAAGCGGCGCTGATCCCGCGGGCCCGCGGCTTCGATGTCCCGAATGTGGCGCCAGCCCGGCAAGTCCTGAGAAACATCAAAATTCAAAGTTTGTCCCGGTCGTCTACGCAAAACTCGAACGACCGCAACCAGATGATCCTTTGTGACTATCTGCTCTACTATCCATTCATCGACATGGACGCGACCGGCGATCCGCAAACGCTGATAAACGACGTGGCCTTGCCGGAACGATACCCGGAAGGCGGGCAAGTCGTCGCTGTCGGCCAGTCGGCCAACCCTGGGGGCGGCGCCTTCACGTTCACCTACACCAATCAGGATGGAACGTCGGGGCGGGTTGCGCCCACTCAATTGATCACGGCGGTCAACGGCGGCGGCCAGGTTGTCGGCGGTTCGATCACGAACTCGAACAACGGACTTCCGTTCTGCATGTTGCAAGGCAACGATACCGGCGTCCGCTCGATTGAGGATGTCACCTTCACAGTCGCAGGCGGCGGGCTGATGGCCTTCGCAATCGTCAAGCCATTGCTGACCTTTTACCTGACGCAGGTAGGCCGGCGCGACAACACGCTGAACATAAGCTTCGGCGCGTGTGACGAATTTGCGGGCCTGATCAACATCCCGCGCCTGCCTATCATCAAGGACGATGCGGTGCTTTCCATCCTCGGCTGCGGCCACAACGGAACGGCTGACGGAATGATCCTCACCGGCATCATCGAAACAGCTTGGAATTAGGATAAAGAAATGGGCTGGACTTCGCACGACGACCTGATCAACCAGATCACAGTCAACGAAAAGGCTGGACAGACGTTCTATAACAAGACGCTGGCTTCTGCCGGCACGGCAGGCCATTGGACGCTGCTGTCTGGTCACGGCGGCTTCCCTGCTGCTGCTACGTTTGCCGGCGCCGATCTGACCTATGTGGCGACCGACGACACTTGGGGCGAAGGCGCGCCTTACCACGGCGGCAACGTGTCGGCCGCGACCAAGCACTTCCTCGGGGCTGGCGCGGCTATTGTCGCTGCTGCGGGTGCGCCTTGGTATCTGATGGCGATTGACCTGGTCGGCTATGTGCCGCTCTCGGGCACGAACGTCTCCACCATTGGCACAAAGACCGTCACCATGACGGCGCTCGGCGGCGGCGCTCGATACCCGAACGGCCAGGGGCTGCGCCTGTTTGTGGCGGCTGACACCGCACTGGGCGCAAACGCTCCGACCTGCATCGTCAACTATCTGGACACCGGAGGCGGCGCTGGCGCCACAACCACGTTCACCTCGACCGCCTCACTTGGCATCGGGCAGCTGCTCAACTCGGGAACGGCGGCGAACAAGTGGAACCCATTCCTGCCGCTCGCGGTCGGGGATACGGGCGTCTCTGACATTGTCGACCTGGTCTGGGCTGGCACGGCGCACGCATCCGGCACCGTCATCATCGGCCTCTGCAAGCCATTGTGGACGATCCCGGTCCCGGCCACCGGCCTCTACACGAAGATGGACTTCCTGAACGCATACCCAAGCCTGCCGCGCATCAGGGACGGCGCGAACATCCAGTTCCTGCTGTACCAAACAGCCGGCACGACTTCGGCTGGCACGATCATGGTCGACTTCGATTGGGCCTACGGAGGCTGATATGGATAAGTCCATCCTCGACATCATCAACGATTTCGCGGCGTGGCGCGGCAACTTGTTCACCTTGGCGGCGCTGATAATCGACCGGCATTCGGCCATGATCCGAGAGAAGCTGATAGCCGCCGGCCACGCGGAAGCTGCGGAACTGTTCTGATGGCGCTGTTCGGCAACGGCAACAATTACGGGAACCCCTGCATACGGGTGTTTGGCGCCGGGGTCGTGGCGCTTACGACATATCCGTCAGCGCTGGTGTCGAATTTCCATCAGGGCGGGTTCAGGCGAAACAGCTATTGGGGCACCGGCATCAACTCAAACTACGCTTCGATCCCTTCCGGCAAGTACAATTCCTATGCCTGGATGATGCCGGCAAAGGCCGGGGCCATTGCCAGTCACCGGACAATCATCGGGGAAGGCGACCTGACTGCGGCCATTACAGGAGGCAGGAATGGCGCTGCCACCTTGGCGGGATCTGGATCGCTGACGGCAATCGGGCAGCTTGTCGTCTCACTGGCCGCCACCCTGGCGGGCTCGGGCGACATCACCGCGGCGGATCTGCGCGCCTTCCTGAATGCGTCGGCAACCCTGTCCGGTTCTGGCGACATCACGGCAGCGCTTCTCGGGGCAAAGGCAGACATTTCGGCAAACCTTTCGGGCGCCGGCGGGATTGATGCGGTTGCAACGGCTCTCGGGACGATGGCCGCGACCATCACGTCATCCGGCGACCTGCTGACCACATCGAACGTTGGCAATGCGGTCCTCGATGCGCTCAACGGTGTCGAGGACGACTGGACGCTGCGCCAGGCGCTGCGGATCATTCTTTCGGCACTCGGCGGCAAGGTAGACATTACCGGAAACACGGTCACGATCCGTGACGTGAACGACACGGTGGACCGCATCACGGCCACAACTGACACCAACGGGCAGCGCACGGCGGTCACACTGGACGCAGACTGATGGCTGATTTCTGGGCCGACAAATACTGGAACGGCAGATATTTCAACACCCGCTATTTCGGTGCGGGCGAGGAAGTAGCCGGCGCAATGTCAGCCAGCCTGTCCGGTTCGGGCGGGCTTTCGGCGGCTCTGACATTTGTCGATAACAGTGTCGTTATCGATATGGCCATCGACGCAGATGGCGTCCGAGCGATTAGGCGTAAGGCCAAGCGCCAGGCGGCCAAAAACGAAAAACGCTGGAAGCGAGAGAGGCACGAACACCGGCTCGCCGTTGAGGCGGCTTGGGCAAAGGTCTTCGGAGAACCGCAGACAGCTGAAGCCCCGCAACCGACTGTCGAGCAGACCCAGCAGGTCGTCTCGATCGCCGCCGCCGAGATCGACTTGCTCGGCATTGCTGATGCTACCGATCGGCTCCTCGAGATGGTCGAGGCCTACGCCGAGGAATTGAGGCTTGAGGCCGAACTGAGGCTTGAAGCCGAACGCAGGAAACGAAACAGGGACGCAATGATCGTATTGCTGATGGCAGCATGAGAGAGCGCTACTGCAAGGTCTGCACCGGCTGGCACAAGCTGGACGCGTGGCCCCACAACTGCATGCCCGAGCCGAACTGGAACCGCAGCGAACTGGCCGGCCCGATGCTCATCCGCGACGGCATGGAGCCCGTCCAGAGCCAGCTTGACGGCAAGATGTACGACAGCAAGCGCGCCCTGCGTGCCACCTACAAGGCGGCGGGCGTGACAGAGATCGGCAACGACACCAGGATCCTAGATCCGAAACCGAAGCCGAAGCCACAGGCAGACGAGGCCGGGATTACCGCCTCGATCGAGAAAGCAATGAGCCGCGCCGGCCTGGGCGCGCCTTAGAGGCCAGCCTTGTCAAATGCCGCGTTAAGCACTTCATCGATGCTTGGTTTGGGGAGCGTCTCCCTGTCCAAAAAGTCTTGGATTGCCCTGTTCCGGGCCTTTGATGGTTTGTCGAAATCAATTTTACGCTGCTTCTGAACGCGTTTCAGCAGTCGCTTGAGAATAGCCTCCATCTCGTCCATCTCGCTGTCTTTATACATTTCGTCTATATATTCGTTGAGCATTTTGACGAGATTTACATCGTAATCGAATGTATCGTCGTATTCTCCAAGTATGTTAATGCACATTTGCAAGTTTTTGCGTCGACTAAATTTGTATATCAAGACTGAAAAGTCTTGTTTTATTTGGTCAATCACAATTTGTGCGCCCATTTTCTGGGCTTCGTTGATCGCGGCTTCTACTCCTTTGATCTCGTCGGCGTCTGCCCACAGCCAGTCGCCATAGAACGGGTTCTTCGCGGCGTTGAGTTTCGGTTTCATGCCTTCGCTCCTTTTCAGTTGAATAGGACGAATCCTATCACAAACGCACATCCCTCAGAAGGATAAAATTATGCCCGATGAAGTAATCGGCGCGGCGCCGTCTGCGCCGGCCAGCGAGCCCGTGTCAACTCCAGTCGCGGAAACGTCACCTCAGTCTGCAGAACCGTCAACTTCGGCGCCGTCTTCGAAAAGCGACAGGAAATACGACCCCTCGCCAGGTGCGTCCATCGATCGGGCCTTCGACAAGGTCTTCGAGGGCCTCGACGCCGACGAGAAGCCCGCCAGCGCGCGTCCACGCGACCATGCTGGGCGCTTCGCCCCGGCGGATCCGAACGCACAGGCGGCCACGCCTGACGGCAAGGAACAGCAGCCGGCGCAACCGGCGAGCAAACTGGCCGCGCCAGACCGCTTCTCACCAGACGCCAAAGCGGCCTGGGAGCAGGCACCCGAGCCCGTCAGGGCAGAGGTCAACCGCGCCATCACGGAATTGACCACCGGCATCGAGCGGTACCGGCAGGACTTCGAACCCTACCGAGCCCTCGACCAGCAGCTGAAGGCCAACGGGCAGAGTTTTCAGGAGGTGTTCAACCACTACACCGGGATCGAGAACCTCCTGCAGGAAAACCCGGTCCAAGGCTTGGATCAGATCTGCCGCAACATGGGGATGTCGCTTGAGCAGGTCGCCAGGCACGTCTTGGGACAGCCAGAGGATCAGCGCGCGGCGCAATCGAGCCGCGTCATTGCCTCCCTGCAGCAGGAACTGCAGCAGGTTAAGTCCCAGATAAACAGTTTTTCGCAAAACGCAGAGCAGCAAGCGATTGCCGCCTCGATGCGCGAAGTCGCCGAGTTCGCAAAAGCCAACCCTCGCATTGATGAACTCGCAACCGACGTGAAATTCTTCCTCGAAACGGGAAGAGCAACCACCCTGGCGGATGCCTACCACATGGCCGAGCGGCTCAACCCCGCGCCGGCTCAGGCAGCACCCGTCCAGACCACGCCAGCGGCTCAGACCCGACCGGCACGGACAAGCATCTCAGGCGCTCCCGCATCGGGCTCAACCCCCGGCTCGCGCAAGCGCTCAGCCTCCATCGATGACGCCCTCGACAGGGCGATGGACATCGCTGGCTACTAACAACCCGAGCCTTGTGAAAGGACACTCACATGCCTTCTTTGACCTCAGTCGAGAAGCTCACGGAAGTGTTTTCGCTGGCGCTGGAAGACCGTTCGGACGGCTACGCCGACCTCGTCTCCAACAGCAACGCACTTCTGGCCGTTATGAAGGGGATGGATCAGTTCGAATCCTTCAGCGGCCCGACCATCCGCGAGCGCCTTCTCTACAATGAATCCGGTACCTACGTCCGCTATTCGGGCTACCAGTACCTCAACCCCTTGCCGGCGGAACTGTTCAACGACGCGGAGTACTACCCGCGTCTTGCAGCAGTTTCCATTGCCCTGTCTGGCGAAGAAATCCTTCGCAATTCGGGCAAGGCGCAGATCCGCGACGTGATGAAAGATCACATCAAGGCGGCCGAAGTCGAACTGGTCGACCGTTTCACGGAAGACCTGCACTCGGACGGCACTGCGGCCAACCAGATCGGCGGTCTCCAGCTGGCGATCCCGACCACGGTCGGTTCCGGCACGTACGGCGGCATCGACCGCGGCGCCAATCCGATCTGGCGCACGGCATCCTACGATGCCAACTCCGCGTTTGCCGGCGTCACTCAGGTGAGTTCAGGCACGGTCAAGTCGATCCTCGACCAGATCGTGATTGCTCGCTCGCGCGGCAAGAAAGGCCCGAACCTGATCCTGATGTCTCAGGAACACTTCCTGGCCTACACGGCGGCAACCCAGGCCATCCAGCGCATCGTTGATGATGCTGGCGGCGTGGGCAAGCTGGGCTTCACGTCGCTGAAATACTACGGCGGCGCGGGGCGCTCGATCGACGTCGTCCTCGAGGGCGGCATCGGTTCGGCAATGCCGGCCAACACCACCTACCTCATCGACACCTCGTCGCTGAAGTTCCGCTACCACGAAGACCGCAACTTCGCGCGCTTCGGCGGGAAGCAGATGCCAACCAACCAGGACGCCATCGTTCAGCACGTTGGCTTCTTCGGAAACCTCACCATGAACAACCCGCTCCACATGGCGAAGTTGTTCGACTCCAACCCCGCTGCATAAGGAGGGCTGAGCAATGCCTTGGACCCCGAATAGCAACGACCTGATCGGTCAGCTGGTGGAGGAAACCTCTGCAACCCAGAAGCACGCTCTGGGTCAGAGGATGAACTTCAAAGACCCGAACTACGGCGCCGGCGAGTTCATCTATCTCAAGGGTGTCGCTTCAACGGCACTCGGCGATTGGGTGACCTACAACGCTGACGACTTTTCGACGGCGCTCCTGGCCGCGAACGCGATCGGTCCCGTGGCTGTTGCCATGGCGCCGGTCGTGGCCAACCAGTTTGGTTGGTACCAGATCTCCGGTAAGGCGGTCGGCAAGGCCCTGACAGGCTTTGTCGACAACGCCAACGTCTACGCGACGGCGACAGCCGGCTCCGTGGACGACGCCGTTGTTGCCGGCGACCGCGTCAAGAATGCCAAGGGCGCGTCCGCAGTCGGCACGCCTTCGGCAGGCCTCGCCGAGTTCGAGATCGATCGTCCATTCATGGATGACGCCCTCGCCGCCTAACAGCCGCCAAGTGAACTCCCCGGGGGCGGCAACGCCCCCGGGTTTTCCCATCCGCACATCCCTCAGAAGGATCCCCTGCAATGCCCGAAGCCAATTTCAACCACCTCCACGTCGAGTTCTTCATGGAAGCCGTCGAACTTCCAGCAGAGAGCGCCAAGGCAGGCCGCCCGATCTACAAGGACGAGGAGCGTGTCCGCATCCGCATTGCCGGCGACAAGTTCTCCGTGCTTGTGGCGCCCGCACACTCGGAAAGTTCGGTTCGCGACCCGCAGACCAATTACCGGCTGACCTACGCCCAGCTGCACAGCGGCCCGTATGAGGCATTCCGCAAGGGCGTCGAGTTCCGCGGCTCCGGTACGCCGCTTTCGGAACTGCCGTTCCTCACGGAATCGCAGCGCAAGGAATTGCGCGCCCTCAACATTCACACCGCCGAGGCTCTCGCATCCCTCGACGGCCAGATGCTTTCCCGCACCGGCATGTTCGGCCGCCAGATGAAGACCCAGGCCGAGCAGTACCTCGACAAGGCGTCGAAGGTTGCCGGCGTCACCCAGTTGGCCGCTGAGAACGCAGATCTCAAGGCTCGCATCGAACGCATGGAGGCCATGATGATCGCGCCAGGCGCCACCCCGGCGCCGGCCGAGAAGGATCCGGTCATCAACGCGACGTCGCCCTTCGCTGACTGGGATGGCGAATCCATCCGCACCTGGCTGAAGGAAAACCGTGGCCCGACGCCCGGGCCGAACACCAGCCTCGCCAAACTGATCAAGATCGCGGACGACCACAACGCCGCGCTCAAAGCTGAGAGGGAAGCTGCCTGATGACTGTCCTGTCGGTTGCCCAAGAAGTCGCGCGCAAGGTCGGGGTCGAAATCCCGACTTCCGTCGTCGGCTCGACCGACAGGACGCTCATCGAACTCCTGGGCATCATGTCAGACGCCGCGGAGATGATTGCCAACGGCCACGAATGGCAGAAGCTGAAGGCCATTGCCACGATCACGGGCGACGGCATTGTCGACAATCACGCCCTGCCTGACGATTTCGAGGGCATGACGCTCGACGCGGAGATCTGGTCGTCTGCCACGGTCGGGCCGCTCACCAAGATCGAGAACGAAAACGAGTGGCTTGAGCAGATCGTGCAGGGCACGACCAATGCCGTCAATTCGTGGATCATCTACAACGACCGCATCTGGTTCCGGCCGGCGCTCGGCAACGGCACCACGGCGAAATACTTCTACCTGTCCAATTACCTGTGGTCAGCCAGCGGCACGCCTGCGGCGTCGATCGCCAACAACACCGACACCTTCCGCCTGGACGAGAAGCTGCTGCGATTGGCCACCATCTGGATGTGGAAGGCCTCGAAGGGCCAGGCCTACGGCGAACAACAGGCAGACTACGAGCAGCGACTGGCGCGCAAGGTGAAGCGCGACGGAGGCGCCAAGATCCTGCGCATTGGTAGTGCCCGCCTGCCGTCTGGCGTCACGCTCGCCTACCCGAGGAACATCTGATGGCTCGCCGCCTCCCTGGCGCCCGCAAGCCCCTGGCTCCGCAGGCGAGGGCGCAGACGAGTTCCAAGACCTTTCCGGCGCCTACCGGCGGCTGGTGGACATCGAAGCCGCTTGTCCAAGACGGCCCAGCCACGGCGCGCATCCTCGACAACTGGTTCCCGACCCGGGAAGGCATCCGCTGCCGCGGCGGTTCCATACTGCACGCCACGGTCCACGCCACGAACCCCGTGGTCGAGATGTGGACTTACGAAGGCGCAACGCAGAGGCTGTTCGCTTCGACGGCGGGCGCCATCTTCGATGTGACCACCCCGGCGGATCCGACAGTCATCCCGGCATCTGCCGTCAGCGGCCAGACCTCTGGCTATTATTCCACCCAGATGTTCTCGACGGTTGGCGGGATCTTCCAGTACGTCGTCAACGGCACCGACCTGGCGCAACTCTTCAATGGCGCGACCTGGACGCAGATCACGGGCGTCTCCACGCCGGCCATCACGGGCGTCGTGACGTCGCAGCTGCAGTCGGTCTGGGCTCACGCCAATCGCCTGTGGTTCGCCGAGAAGGGAACGATGCGCGCCTGGTACCTGCCGGTCGACAGCGTCGGCGGCGCCGCGGTGGGCTTCAATCTGTCGGGCGTCTTCCGCAAGGGCGGGACGCTCCTGTTCGGCACGACGTGGTCGCTCGATTCCGGTGACGGCCTGGACGACAAGTGCGTGTTCGTCTCGACGCGCGGCGAGGCTGTCATTTACGCCGGGACGGATCCATCCTCGGCGTCGACGTGGGCGATCGAGGGCGTTTATGACCTGGCCGGCGACCCGCTCGGCAAGAACAGCTTCTTCCACATCGGTGGCGAGCCTTACTTCCTCACATCGCGCGGCATCGTGCCGATAACGGAAGCGATCCGCCGCGACGTCTCGCAGCTGCAGCTGGGCGCCCTCACGGTGCCAATCTCGGACGAGTGGATCCGCCAGGGCGAGGAGCGCTCCGCGAGCCCGTGGCCGTGTTTCGTCTGGCCGTGGGCGCAGATGCTGGTGGTCGGCCTGCCGGTGGTCGACCCGAACGACGACGCCTATTGCTACGTGTCAAACACCGAGACGCGGGCCTGGTGCAGGTTCGTGGGCTTGGATGTGAATGCGGGCGCGGCTTA